TTTGTAGATCCCGTCTTCCTTAAGAAAGTCGGATACCCGTTGTAATTGGCAATACCCGTGATATCACCGGCTGAACCCAACTCTACGGAATAAGAATCCGTGGCAATACCTTCAAAATTATTCCAGTTTGTCGGGTCACCTAATTTGGAACCCCAAACCGTATCCCCTTTCGCTCCCCACAGACGATTATTCGCCTGCAAGATAAAGTCAAAGTCGGGGATCACTCTCTCAATGGTGATGGTCTCATCGTGTTCTTTCGTATATATGGGAGTGAAAGGAAGTTCCGTATTCGTATAAAAACCACCGTCAAGTTCAAAGTCGATCAAGTCATACCTATATACCTGGCCGTAGCTCCCCTCCGAATAGGGACAATATTTCACGACCGTATCTCCCGCCGTCCATGTTAAAAGTCCTTTTTTCTCAAGGATCTTATCGGGGCGGAAAAACACAGGTTTTGTTCCCGCATAAAACCCGTAAGTGATCGTGTTAAAAGACGAAACTCCCGCAGGATATTGATAAGGCAGGTCTTCTGTAAGAGTAAATTCGTATTCCGCGATTTCCATGTCAAAAGCGTACTCACTAAACTCCAACCGATTGCCATGCACTTCCCGCACGATCAGCGTTTTGTTGTTGGCTTCCACCACAGAGCATCCGCTGATGGTCACCGAGTCCCCCGCTTTGAATACGGAAAAATCAGCACCCTGCACATAGATCTCATTGTTCTTCACGGCAGAACCGTTTAACTCACCGCTCCGAAAGGTAGCCGCCACGGGTCCGATACTCGCACTCATGCTCCCGCTCTCCCCGGTGTTCAGATCATAGTAGACCTTATCGGGGAAGATACAAAGTTTCTTTGAGCAAACATCCATCTGCTTGTCATCGGGAGTCAAACTCAACAGTTTCTCTCCGTCCTTGTAAAGACCTGTATCGCCATTTTTCGTTGCGGCAATAAAAGTGTCCGCGCCGTAGCAGTAAACGCCAAAAACCTGGTCATAACTCGCAACCAACCGCCGTTTCTCACGGGGTGAAAGCACGGGATAATGATCGGAAGTCATATTCCGCATATCATATAACTCTCCGTCACTCGCCCCCTTGCGGTGATGCAAACCGCCAAACTCCGCTTGGTAGCTCTGCCTCAAAGCCGTGGCGTTCGGGATCTTACTCAATGTCATTCGCTCACCCCCACTTTGGGAGTATCCCCCCAAATCGCGAGGATCGCGGATAAATAAGGATCGCTCACATCCGCTTGCAGAATTCGCCTGCCGTATTCGCTGTTCACATATCCTACCGCGTGCAGATCACCCACATTCACCTGAGTCCCGTTCTCATCAATGTACCTCTGTGTCTTAATCGTCACGGCGCGGTCAGATAAAGCATCCAAAGTAATCTTATCTTTGATCTCCATAGCTCCTCCTTAAGATATTTTATAGGTCATGGTACCGGCAAGATAAAAGGTACCGGTATTCGAAGAAGAAACAGACACCGCGGCACCGCCAAGGGTCCTATGACCGATCCCATTTACAGATACGCGAGCATGACAGGCGTATCCCCGCGACGCATAGGTCAGGTTCGGAATGATCAATTGCCCGACCACACCGCACCAGCGATCCATTTCGGGAACATAGGGCAAATTCACCACATGGATATAATCGGTCTTTTCCAACCAATTCGTCGTGGCTGTAAGTGTCATGTCCCACGCAACGGTAACCATGTCTCCTACCTTCAAATAAGTGCCATACTGCTTGGTGTAAGAAACATTGAATTGAGCTCCGTTGAGAAACCCCACTTTCGGTGTCCAACTCCCCCGCTCCATAAGATTTCGGGCGGCGTTATTTTTGTTGTTCGCCCCGGTACCGCCGTTCTCCACGGCAAGAATGCCGATAGCTTCTGCCATGTTGATTTCTGTTTCGGGAATTTCGGGAAAAACAACAGGCTCGGGCATAATACTTTCGATATACCCATCTGCCATATTCTCCCCATCCAAATGTTCCAAAACATACCGCAACTGCATATCACGCTCATATAAGGCGTTCCGCAAAGTCACAACATCTCTTTGGGGATCGCCGCTCAATTGCAGCGGCGATTCCCCTTTATATACTGCCATTAAATACTCCCGCGGCTGTTGGGATTATTGATGATACCAAAGCCAACGAGAATGGGAAGCAACAAGTTCATAAACTCATCCACAACGGGACCGAGGTCAACCCCGGCAAACTGCTTCACACAGAATACGATAAGAGAAGCAATGGCCAACCATAACGCCCAGCTTCTCATTTTCTCTTTCATATTGTCTTTCATAGAAAATCTCCTTTCATTCACCACCCCCAAACCTCCCTTGCTAAAGGGAGGGGAACCATCCGCAGGATGGTGGAGGGATTCTTTTTTATTTTATCCAAGCGTTGCCCAAGCAACGCAACACTTATCACTCATGATGGTAAATATCCATCTTTTCTTTTAAGGTTTCGATTTCGCCTTCTAATTGTGCCTTGTCTCGCTCAAACTCCGTTTCCAAATGAAATTGCCTCTCGATCACGCCGTTATGTTTCTCCACCTGCTTTGTCAAAGTATCGATCTTGGTGGAGAGCGCACCGTACAAGCATCCGATAGAAACGGCGTAGGCAAGGATCATAATGATCACTTCAATAGATAAATCCATTCAAGCCACCTCATTTAATCGGATCAACCTGCTTTGCGTAACGGTAGATAAACTCGATCACCTGTTCACGGGTAGCGGGTGCGCCGTAACTGTTCCCTGCGCCCGTGCCGTTCATAATCTTGTTGGCTTCTGCCCAGGCACGGGATTCCTTGCTCCATTCGCCCGGCTCTTTTGCCGCCTGCTGAGCGATCCACTTTTCCATCATCATATTGAATTGCTCTTGAGTCATTTCTTCTTCCTCCTCTTCTTCCTGCGCGGGTACAACTCTCAACGCTTCCACCTGTGCTTTGGTGATCCCAAAGTATTTATAGAAGTCACCGCCTACATTATTGCCGTAGCCTTTGCGCTCGTCCCCACGGTAATTCCTTCCTGCCATATCAACATGAACGGAATTCGCATTGATATAAGCCACACCGTCAAAGCCGAGAGTCTGACAAAGAGCGCATAGTAATTTAGCTGAAACGTACTGCCCGTCTTTCTCTTTCCTCGCTTTGATATCTGCCGCCAAACCTCTTGTGTGGGAGCTGTTGGCAGCACCTCCAACCTTTTTGTTATGCGAGGGAGAGCGATAACCGCTGTTCACGGTGATAATAAATCCACCATAAGAACGCAACTCCTCCAGCTTCGCCAAGAGTTCTTCGGAATACAAAACCTTATCCGCTCCGTCCTTCGATTGAAACTCCCGCAATTTAAAATGAGGAGAGATTTTGTAATCCCGCCCCAGCTTACTTACATATACTGTTTTAATTGCCATTTTTGCTCCTTACTATTTTACACAAAGATACCTATAATTACCCTGAGCCATTATATAAGAACTACCACTTGATGTCAGCACAAAACCATCACCGGTTATGCTTCCAGTAAACTTAGACGTTGTATAAATATATGGCGATGATGTGCTATCCGTAAAGTACGAGCAAAAGGTATTTCCGTTTTCATCAAATGCAAGAGCACTCAAGCAATACTTTACTGTACCTGATGTTGATATCCTCTTACTACCATTAAAGAAAACAATCACAAGTTTAGGCCTGAACCCTATCCCTTCTACTGTTACGGGAAACTTATTTGCCGTTGTTAACGAAGAAAAACTTCCTGTCACAACTTCATAGCCACCGCCGCCACCGCCAACCGCTTTCCCTCGCAGGTTTTCAATTAAGGCGGCATAGTCTGTGTTTAATGCTTGGAAATCTGTTTTGTTTGACATAGTAAAGCCTCCTTAAGAAGGACCGCCACCAGCGCTACTTTCGATGGAGCAATCCCCTGTTATAGATACTACATACACAGCGCCACTTTCATAAATTATTGTTGCGTCACCATTTATTGAAATACTCTCAAAAGGGACACTCGCAAGACCAATATAAATTATCGAATTTTTAGCAACGGTTATACTACCGCCCGTATAAGTATCCAGTACAGCCGACCAATCCGAAGACACATTGTCCCCATCAGACCAGAATAAATACTGTAATTCCAGATCCATCGGAGAACCAACCGTTACCGTACAAGTCTCAATACTCGCACCACCCCCGCCGGCACTCGGCAAGGAATTGATAACTTCTTCCAGCTCATCATTCAACGAGCCGTACTCCGCAATCTCTGCGGATAGGTCTTCGCCTTCGGGAATGCTCTTAATTGCGTTAGGCAAGTTCGCCAAAAGATAAGGCGTTGCGGTTGTGCCGCCTTTCTCCTTTACTGCTTCGTGGGAATCATCAACAAGACCGATGATGCGGTCAAGGCTGTTATCAATACTCACATTGCACCCCCTTAGATAGCATCCAACATCTCACAGATCTTTGTATCATCAAAAGTCACAGTACCGCCTGTGGTACAACCTGCGGGAATAGTAGCAGAAGTTGTCGTGATACCATTCACAGAACCGCTCACAGCACCGTTATTGGGCATAGTACCTACCACTTTCACGCCGTCAACATAAGCGGTCTCACCGTCAAGAATATCCCCTGCCTGTGCCGTGGCATCGTCCGTTTTGATGAACTCCGCAGGGATCGGATTCACCGTCACCTTAGAAAGAACTTTTCCTGTGGAAGGTGTTATATTCTGCGTTGCCTTGGTAGGTGTCACCGTTTTGGTTTCCAGAGTAATGGACACCTTACCGCTGCCGCTATGGTATCCCTTGGGAACGGTATAACTAACGGTCGTTGCATCCAATACTTTTGTAACCGCTCCGTTATTCACCATTGTCCCTGCAACGATAGAACCATCCGCAAGAACAATAACAACCCCGGAAAGAACATCCGCAGCCGTTGCTGTAACGCTTGAAACATCCTGGTATAATTCGGGAATGGAAAGCACGGTCACTCCCTCCAACCCATAAAAACCGCTGGCTGGAGTAATGGCTTGCTGTTGTTTTGTCGGTGTCACCGTTTTTGTAGGTTCCAGCTTATAGTCTCCCCCACCTGCGATTCCCGAAACAGTACCGGCACCATTATGATAACCGGCAGGGATCGTATAGGTTTCTCCTTCCTTGATGCTCACAGACACCGCGCCGCGATTCACGATATTATCAACGATGGTTGCTAATGTTTCCAGCATATCCGTGGATGTCGCCAAACCGCACTCGACCAGTTTTGCGCGAATAATATTTCTGCTGTTTTGTTTACTTAACAATTTTTCTTCAACAGTAACTGTTGCCAACTATATTCATCTCCTTTCGTCATATCGTATCAAGGATCGCACTAATATTCCCCACAGTCATTGCCACCGCTGCGGATGTGATCGGCAAAGTATTATCGGGATCCGGCTCTTTCGCCGTATTAACAGATAATACTCCGTCAATAAGGGACAATGTCTCATCCGTTGTGAATGACACACCCGCATTCGGTAGGGATTCAGCCGTTGCGATGGCTTCCCGCAGCTCGCTGTTGTGCGCCGAGATTCTCTCTTCATTTTTCATAAAACATACCCCCCTTCCAAAGGAGTATCGGTAATAGAAAAATGGAATTCACCCTTTACCATATCATAAAAGCCGAACTCTCCATCTTTATATATTGGGGTCAAATTCAAAACCTGCGTATCTCCGCTCAGCATCTCAAAGCGCAACAATTTACCATTGTAACTCGGTACACCAATTTCTCCCGTGGCACTTCTCGCGCTGCCGATCAGCAAACTGCCGATGGCTTCAAAATTCGCAACACCCGATATAGTTTGCGTATTACCTGCACGCAAGATTCCTGTCTTGCTCACGCTTGCGGATTGTATAATGTCATCTCCCGATGATGGAGTATAACTTACGCTCTTTGCGCCGAATCGCCACGCACCCCCGGAGGAAAGATAAGCCGTTACCGAAGCGGTATTACCGCTGCTAACCACACCGTAAAGGTACGCAGCCGCGGTAGTGTCCCTTGTATACCAAACATTGATTTTCGTATCCTGATTAGGAACAATACCCGTATCAACGATCTGATCTCCCGCGAACCGCACATAAGCCGCGCGAATACACCCCGCAGGTAAAACGGGATCCGAACCGCCAACCGCCGCCTTACCTTGCAAAGTCTCCATCAATGTATCGATCAACTGTTCCTGCTCCGTCAGCACAGCATCAAGGTTTTCCGCACCGCCCGTAGCGGTAACATCAATATCTCTATCAACGTACTTCCCCGCGGTCTTCAGCGAGATCTTCTTACCTGATTCGATTTCAAAGCTATAACTCATGTGATCACCGCCTCACCGTCATAAACAGGCAGAGCATCGATCACATCCTGCACGATCTCCGCTTTATCAGCAGCGGTATAATAGTCCACGCCCTTCACGGGAGTATAACCGGGATCTCCGGGATCCCCCTTCGCCCCGTCAAAATAGTCCACGCCTTTTACGGGAGTATAGCCGGGTGCTCCCGGTTCTCCGTCAAAGTAATCAACGCCTTTGATCGGCGTATAACCATTTTTGCCGGGGTCACCTTTCTCACCGGGAATCCCGTTGATCAACCGCATCGAAGACCCGTCCGTAAACCAAATGGTACTTACTTCCCCCGCAACATCCGATTGGTCAATATGGTCAATGTAAACGCCGTCACCCTTAACACCTTTCAGCGATGCGAGAAACTCCTGCTCCGTCCCGGTAAAGCCGTACTTCTGCGCCAACTCATAAACACCGGTAAAACCATCGTTATAACAATGTCGGTGCGTTTCGGGATGTTCCTTAAACCCTTCTTCCTTCGGTCTGCCGCAGAATCCCTCGCCGTTTTCCAAATCAACATATTCTTTAAAACCGATTCCGCTCATTAGTGGCACCCCCTGTTAGGATAGTGCGTGGTATACCACTTCTTGAAAGCGGTATACTTCCCGTTGAAAGTCTCAAGGGAGTTATCGTAGCGATCATATTCCTGATTGGCATTGTCGATCATGGCGTAGAGATAATAATAGTAAAGATGCTGAAACGCTTCGGGCAAAATCAATTCCACATCCTCAAGATTACAAACGATTTTCGCCGTTCCCGCGTCGGGAGTCTCACCCACCGCGGGGAAAGCATCACCCAACTTGAAAATCATCTTGCCGCCCTGATCCACACCTCTCACCGTAAAACTGCCGTTATTCGCCGCATAGGTCACAAGACCGCTAATTTCCACCGTGGCATAATCGCTCACCTTGATCCGATTCGGCAAAACCATGGTCAACTCATCGGGAAAATAAACTCCCGTCATCTCCCACTCTCCATCGGGAAGGTAGAACACGATATCATCGGGATGAATCAAGAAAACCTCCGTCTGAACCATCGATTCAAACTCATTGATCCACATCAACTTTTCCTCAACAGAAAAAGGATTCGGTCTCATTCTATCTACATAAGTAAGCAACTCTCTAACCGTCAAATAAATCACCACCTATACAAAGAAAAGGGCAGAACTAAGTCTGCCCTTTCTAAGTCTCATTGTCTCAATATGATCAGCTATTGCCGCTGCTGATGAGAGTAGTACCGCCGGTCATGCCGCCAACCGCCGCAAATCTCCAATCGTTGAAGCCGGCGGTAAAACGGGAATAGCCGCGCCATACGTTGGCATCGGTATTTTCATCGATGGTGGAACGAACATCCAAAGGAGTTCTGTCAAGGAACACCGCCCCGATGTACTCTTCATTGTAGTCGGTATCCAAAAGGATCCAGGGTTTGGTACCGGAGGAAATGAACTGATCAAGGTAATTCCACACCAATACATTCCAGCGGCCAAACTGGAAGTTAAAGCCATTATTGGCGGTGGCAGGGTCTTTGTCGGCACCGATGGCGGCAAAGACCTCTTTCTTCAACTGAGCGTCGTTGGGAATGAGGATGGTATTGGGAGATACATTCACAAGTTCATTGTTGTCCCCCTTATAGTTCTGCATTGCCGCTTCCATATAGGAAAGAGCATCCACGGAAAAAGCATCGGAGAAGAGGTTGCTCTGTGCCGCGCCTTTCACTTTAGAGGGATGCGTTTTAGAGAACAGCACCTGACCGTCAGCGGTGCAGGTGTTAAAAGATTTACCGCGGTATGCGGCAGTTCTGTTTCCCTGGATCGCGGAACCGAGCAAAGCTGCACCGAGATTTTCACGGGTGCGGTAATAGGATTTCACAAATCCCTGGGGCTGTTTTTTCAAATCCAAAAGTTTACCGTCTTCCATGATCTCACGGGAAATGGAGAAAGAGTTTTTCCAGGTAACGTGTTCCAGAGTCTGGGAGAAACCCTCTTCCATACCGTCAAGGGGATACGCGCCGTTTTCACCAACGGGGTCAAAGCCGTCCATAGCGGTAAGAGTAGTATATTTTTCAGCCCAATGTTTGGATTTATCCATTACGAAAACTTCTTTCAAAATGGATTTTTCTTCCAACGCTTCCGCGCGGGATTCCACCAGCATACGAATGGGAGCCTGGGATTTACCGAAGATAGAGTCATTTACACCGCTGCCTTCGGAGAATGTAATATTAGCCATGTTCTTTCACTTCCTTTCTTATCTGAAACGCACTTTAACTACAGAACCAATGGCGGTACCTTCAAGACCAACGATCTCGGCAACACCATCGGTAGCGGTAGCGGTAACTCTCAAGCCATCAGTAGCAAGGGTAACTTTGGTGCCGATAGCCGCTGCGGTAAGAGCCGCGGAATTCTCGGTGGCAAACACGATCTCATCGGTAACCGCGATAACGGGAATGATATCCCCGGCGGTCAATGCGGAACTACGTTCTGTCATACAAATGTATTTGGGCACGGTGGTGCCGCTGGCAAGAGCCAATTTGCCGCTGGTCATGGTAAGTGCCATACCCACTTTGGGAGTGATGGCAGAAGCGGGCAGATATTCCCAGGCGGGAATATGACCATCATCGGTTGTATGAATTAAAAAAGCCATTATAAATCACACCTTTCATTTCTGTTTAACATATTTTGTATACGCCTTTACGATGTCATCATCGCTGGCGTGGGGATTAATTTGTCTGTATAAAGACATAACATCCGCGGGAACGTTGATCCCCCCATCTCCCCGCGGGGAACTGCTCTCAAGGTGTCCTCTCCCGTTCATGCTGTTGCGGACCTGTTGCTCGATCGCCGCTCTTTCCCGCGCGCGGATCGCGTCTTCGTTCGCCTTGTAAAAAGCATCCGGGATAGAATAACCTCTTCTTACATAAGAATCGACCTCTTTATAGGATTCATGGTTCCGCAGGTCTTCCATGGTTTTCACCGCGGGATCCATTGTGCCGATCTTAGCCACAGCCTCTTCCAAAAAGGCTTTTAGCCTTGCGGAATCAGCCGCCTCTTTTGCTTCCTTCGCCGCCGCCTGGTCAGCCATTGCCTGGCGATATTTCGGATTTAGTTCAACCAGCTTCTCCACATCTTCTTCGGTCAGCCCGGTGCGCTCTCTCATATCGCTCAACTGCTCTTCAGCGTGCTGCTTTTGATAAGCTTCCATTTCCGCGCGAGTCGTGATCATCTTGCCGGTATAGGGATTTTCCAACCCCAACGAAGCCACCATAGAATCCAGTTCTTTCTGATGTTCTTCTTTCAACTTGGCAATGGCCTCATCGCGCTCTTTTTCTGCCTTTCGGCGTGCCGCCGCGAACTTCGCGTTATCCTCGGCACTCTGCTTTTCTTCGGCAGGTTCGGTGGTCTCCTGCTCTTCTACACCTTCGGTGCTATCCTCAACTTCTTCCGAAGTCTCACTTTCTTCTTGATCCACAGGCTCGGTGACTTCCTGTTCTTCCGCGCTTTCCGCGCCACCCTCAAAATCAAACACACCGTCAAAAGAAATATCGTTAGACATACAATGTCTCCTTTCGCATTTTTACTCTCTCGCATGAGAAATGTTGGATATCAACCCAACAAAAAACCTCCCTTGCTAAAGGCACGATTAACCTTAGGAAATGCCGCAGGCATTTTCAAGGATAATTGCGTGCGTCGCCGAAGGCGTTAGCTGAGGGGGACCATGCGTAGCATGGTGGAGGGATTCCGCTCCGACATGAATCATCTCATGTCATCACCTTTTTTCACAGAACCTTTTTTCGGTGTACTCTGTTTCAAAGGTGCTTCCACTTTCTGGGAACCTTTATTCCCGATTTTACCCGCATAACCGCTCATTCTCTCACCCCCTTTCTGATGGACTGATATAAAACTAAATTATTTCTTCTTCCTCGGGTCACTCGTTGCCGTTCTTTTCTTTGGTTTTCTGATTGCCATTCGCGCTCATCCCTTTCATGATCTTTTCTGTTGAATCCGCTTCGATCTCTGCCATGCGGATATCTTTTTCATTCTTCATCTGATGTAAAGCCGCTTCTCTCTGCTGTGCCATCATCTCTTCCTGCTGAATCATCTGCTCCTGCAGCCGAGCTTCCAGATACTGCTTCGTCTCACCCGCTCCGGGATAATGGAGTTCATCCATCTTCTGCCAAAAGAGAATCAACGTGTTCATATCCGCGGGATCCCCAAAGGCACCGGTCTGCAAGTTCATGCGGGTCTCCTGCCACATTGCTTCCCGATCCTTCGCCAAAGGTGTCGCGGAATCAACGGAAAAGATAAACTGGTCATTCCAGTACCATTCCCCGGCGGCATCCTGCATCAAGAAATCATAGCGGTCAAACACATCATATTGCGTGTTGCCGTGCATATCCTTGGAAGTGATCACCCTCGGCTCGTCCGCGTAGGCAAGCATAAATTTAAACAGGATCTCATAGAGCAACTGATATGCCGCCTCTTTCATTACCCGCTTGCTTTCCAAACGCCCCGCGGATTGCTGCGCCGCGAATTCCTTCGCTTTCCCGGAAGTAGCCGTGGGATCCTGTCTCCCCTGGAAACTGTCGGTGATCCCGGTGATCTGCCGCGCTTCTTCATACACCTGCTGATACAGCACGATATCCTGCTCGATATTGCCCTGCATATCAAAAACATCGATCATCGCTTTATCCGCGGCACTTTCCAAACGGATATATTTCATATCCTCACTGTCGGTGCGGATCATCGCATCGGCGGGAAGTGTGGCAAAAGACCCTGCTTTGAGCAATTTATCCAGGATTTTTGAAGCCAG